ACTTCAATCATCAGCCCACTGCCCAGTCTCACATCAAGCGAGGCCGGGTTGATTAGATCTTCGGACCAGTCTTCCATCGCTCCGCCGGAGCACAGCAGAGTAATTTCTCGATCAGAAAGCACCATTTCTAGTAATCCCAGCGTATTCTTGGACCGCCTTCTCGCATACCGAGATGAACGAATCCTTTATTGGCCCCATATCCTAAACTATGCGGCCAGTTTTGGTCACACCATTCTTGTACCGCATAAATGTCAGCGCCTTGCACATAAAAATCCACAGCACCAACTCCCGGTGCCGGGTACAGGTGCTCTGACCCGCTAGCACCGCCAACTGATCTGTTTATGGCTGGTGGTCTGTAGCCAGACGTGATTACTACTGGCTTGCCGCCAAACCTGCCACGAACACGCTCTAAAAATGCCGCGAGAGTGGCTGCGGTGTCTAGCTGGTGCTGCTCGTTGAATCTGCGCTCTTCTTGATTTAGAGCAAACTCACCCAGAGTGATGTGTGGGGTCAGCCGACTGGTGAATGGAGACCCAGGTCGTAGCTTGGCAGTCTCCGTGGGCGGTGATTGATCGCCACCTTTCCAGAGGTTCCCTTCTGCTTGCCTTCGACGCTTTAGACCGGCTTCAAAGCTGCTCCCAGGGTTTCGATAGAGCAGCATCGCGTCAGGAACAGCTTTCCAGTCTTTCGCGCGAAGCTTTTGGCTGATTGTCTCAAAACCTTCAGAGCCATAGAATCCAGAACCAAGGTTGTAGGCGAAGCTGATCAATGCTGCCTGCTGATTCTCCGCCATATCCGCCCAGCAAGGAACGGTCTGCGAAAGCTTTTCGTCAATTTTATCCACTGTGTTTTCTAATAAAGCATCGCCTTCTTTCCTTCTGATCCAATCCCCTTCTCTTACGGGGCGACCATCTGGATGCGACAGATTCCCCCATCCAATCGTCCAGAACCCTGCGGGGCATAGGTATGCCTCGGCGTGCCATCCTTCAAACTTCTTAATAAGCTCGACCCCGGCTTGATAGTCGCGCTGCTTCCCAGACTGGCTCCAGACCGCGAACCATGGCCGATCACGCCGCATGGCAACGATATAGCCGTTTTCTCTGATGTCTTCCTCCAGCATCTGTATTGCCGCCATTTGATGCGGCAATCCTTTGTAGTACCTAAAAAGCTGCTCAAAGGTGATCGGCTTGCTGTTCGTCATTCCAGGGCGATTTGATGTGTAGATCGTCGATTTGAACCGGGGGCGGCATTGCCGGTGGCTGAGATTTGTGCCAGCGTTCAACCTCAGCGTCAATCCGTGGCTTTAGCGTTGCCTCGAATTTTCGGCGCTGAATCTCTCCTCTTACGCCTTCAAGCGGTGATCGCGTCGAGAACCTAAGCAGCCACCGCCCATCGGCGGGGATCAGCTCTTTTTTGCCTTTAGCGCATCCAAGACCTGAAAAATAAGCTGAAGGACAGAATTTGATTTCAGCGCTGGTGATAACGCGATCACCTCAGATGCAGCCGCAACGATGATCCATGTGATCGGTGATGTCAGGATTTCTTCCATGCTGTTCAGTGATTGATCTGTGATCCAATCCTAATGCTTGCGGGATTCAAGGGCTGTAATCCTGTTCCCCTGTTCGTTCAACAGCTTATAAATGCCAGCACGATCGGCCTTCATGTCTTGATGCAGTGAATCCAACCGCTCACCAATCGATTCCACTGCAACCGTTAGCCTGATCGCCTCATCTCGATTGTTGCGGCTGCGGCTGCTCCAGCCTGCCGCAGTAACTCCCGCGATTCCAATCATTGCCCCTACAGCTGCCGCGACGATTTCAATCAAGGCCCTGCAACCGCTTCAAGGTCATTTTAGTGGGTCCGGCCTGCCACTTAATATTGCCACTGCACGTTTGTAAAACATGCAATCAGTTTTCCCAACGCTTTCTAGAGCCTCTTTCACCTTTTTCCAGTTTTCGTAAGTGCGGGAATCCATCAATTCCTCGGGGATACCGGCACTAGGTCGGCGGCATCAGGCGGGGTGAAAACTGCTAGCTCGGAAATTTTGATGTTGGCCATACTGGATGATGCGATGTCTTAATACTACAAACTGTTCTGCTCAGCAATAGACGCTTTATACGCATCGATAACATCTTGTGTCCACAAGGCTGCAGCTACAGCTTGCAGTTCAGCGCACTCTTCACTCACATCTTCGCCAGGCACGTGTGCCTTACGATGGTAAGTGCAACCGACTTCTACACCATCTTTTTCAACGATGTCAGCACGACGGCATTGAATGATGCTGTGAGGTGGGATGATTTCTAGCTTGTGCTCTTGGCGTTCGGAAAAGGCCATTAGGAACGTCCTCCAGACGTAACAGGTTTAGGTTCGTAGTTTTGAGCCGTTGCGGGCTATAGTCATTAACTAACGCGGTAAGACATAGTGACGTAAAGCTGGCAAGCACCAGCAATAAAATCAAATGCTGCTTCCGTCAGTTGCCCAGTAAGCCTGCTGCCGTTGAATAAATCAAGATTCGTAGAATTGGACGAGTTTGTTGCGTAAATCGTTTTGGAGCCGTTTTTGTAGTCGGTAGCCCAATTTGCTATGCTAACGGAACCGGTGCTGTAGTCTGAACGGGGGCTGTTAGGCGAAGCAAAAGGCAGGCCAGTTACTGCCAAACCACCAGTCAATAACCCTACGTCACTAGATGCAATAATCAAGGTTATTTGAATATGAGCCATATCACCAATTCGTGTATATGTGCCTAGCGCATTATTGCCGGTAAGATTAAGATTAGAAGCACCAATCGTCAGGTCTGGGCTGAACGTGCCTTCTTCGTATTCACTAAGCGTAGTGCTACTTACAGTTCTACCCGAAGGCTGACTGCCAGGGACATAATCAAATAAAATTCCGCTACCAGCGAAGACGCTGCCGGTTGTGGTAATGTTTTTACTTCCAAAGTCAGGAGGACCAGACTCAGAGAAAACTACCCATTTATTGTTGCCTTGCTGATCAACAATATACTTAAACGATATTGCGCTTAACGCCTGTGGACCTGTGTTTGCTACAAATCCATTTGTTTCGTAGATCGAATCCCAGGCAACAGTCGCATCATTTTGTGTTGTTTGCTGAAATATGAAGTGCAATTCATCACCATAGTTTGGTGTGTAATCAGCACTAGGAGCATTAATAGTTAATCCAGTTTTCAATGCTATAAATACGGACCCTTGGATAGAAGATTGATAACTTTGAGAAAACGGGGTATACTGGTTGTTTGTGTTAATACCGGTCCCGTGCAACACACTTTGCAGCATTGGGCGGGTAGTTGCTCCAGTGGTTTGGATAACTTTAGGCCAATTACCTACGATTGTATAGCTATCAGTGTTGACAAAGGCTGAACCATTACCTGACACGCACACCTCCGTTCCCATGCCATTTGCTGCGTTTCCGCTAATAAATGTTGGCTTCGATGTTGTCGTAAATAGTCTGATGGCAGACATTGTGCCACCGAATGAATCGTTTATTTGACGGCATCCCATGATATTTCCTGCCCCACCTGATTCGATGACGTTCATACCAGCACGCTGGAGAACTAAATTTCTATCACTTTTGCTTGCTGCACTATACCATTCAGACCAGTCGCCTTTAATTGGGTCGGACAAGGTGCCTGAGCCTGAACCATCGCCTGATGTTCCTGACCAGCGGTTGCCCGCGTGATCGAAGAATCCTCTTCCAGCTGGGTCTCCCCACTTACTTTCTGAATACTGCATCCAGCAATTCTCAGTATGTTGATGTGAGATATTGACCCCAGAAAATGTTGCGCTATAAACTAATCCATATTGCCAAGACGTGAGGACTGTGTTGTTCCGTAGTGTTACATCATCGGCACCATTATCAACACGAATACCGTTTAAACCACCTCTAATGTTATTACTGTCGAGTGCTATTGACGATATTTTTCTAGTGCTTCCACCAGTACCACCAGTACCGCCAATAATATCAGCTTGAGTTACTAGTAACGTTGGTACTACAGGAACATACGTGTTTGAAGAGTCGTTACCGTTACCCTCACTACCAGCAAGGTAGCACTTTCCAACGACACATTCAAAGGTGTTTCCTGAAACACATACCCCTCGACCTGACGTGTTTAGCCTTTCCAATACAAATCCGTAAAGAAAATTGCCATTATTTGAATCACCACCATCAAGAAGCATGGCGTATTCATCATAGTTACCAGAAATAGACAACCCTGATATGACAAGTTCTCGCATCAATCTATTTGTACTAGAAAGGTCGAGAACTAAACCAAATCTAGACGCGTCATTCCCGGTCGCTGAGAAATCAAAAACTAAACGACCGCCCTCGCCAAATAGTGAATTGCCTACCAGGTTGATAGACATGTTCTGTAGAGCGTTAATCCTTGACGTACAAAGATAGTTTCCCTCAGGGAACCTCAATGCACGGCGACTAGCTCCATTCCACCAGTTGAATGCGTTCTGAATAGCAGCAGTATCGTCTATAGAACCGTCTCCAACCGCTCCAAAGTCTTTAACACTTACTACGTCTTGCAGTTTTGAATCAACTGTGCGCTGCACAGCGCCAGTGCCAGCCTGGGTGAACTGCACGCCATCGGCAGTGCCGGTGGTGGTGTTCTGGAACCTGCGGATATTGCCTAAGTTATCCTTGACGTACAGCTCAGCATCCGCCGCGTTGATCGCAATTTCACCCAGGTCAATGTCACCCGCTGCAGGTGGCGTGCCAGTGACAGTGCTGTTCTTATGGGTGATCTTTAGCGACATGATAGCGCAGCGCTGTAAGTAAAGTTTAGCCTTCTCGCAATTCTACTTCCCTGACGGTCACGAAGTTAGCCGAGCCGGTGATGATGTCTGGTGCGCGAACACTAACAGCACTGCTGGTCAGCATGATCTGCGCTTTGTAGTAGAGATCACCAGGCTCTACCCCGTTGGTATAGCTATCGCGATTCAATACATCGCTGTCAATCATCCAAAACTGAGCTTCAGCTTCAGACTGTTCATTAGTATTCAAGAGCAAACGCAGCAAATTACTGGTTCCGACAGTTGCCAGGGCTTGAGCTGACCAAACCGCGATCTCATTACGGGGCGTAATGTCTGCGTTGTCGTAGGCGGTCACGCCTGGGTCTAAGCTCGCATCGTTATAGTTCGGGCCGTAGTTTGCAATGCTGCCAGCAGTGCCGACAATATCTGCATCGAGGTAAGTTATGTTTTGATCTACGTCAACAAAGCAACGCGCATTTGCGTATCGACTTCGGCTGATAATTGCTGTGTTACGAGTGTCGCTTGCTTCGCGCTCAACCAAGAAATCAAACGTACCACCGCCTTGTATTAATGACTTAACACCATCAAAAAACTTGTCACCAAGGCCAGTAGTGTCGATTTCATTTGAATTCAGACTCAAATTCCATCCCTGCAAACATGCCTCTAGTTTCCATTCATTGACTAAACGAAGCTCAAGTGCTGTTGTCGTGCCAGTCGCAAAATCTGATCGGTCAATGTCTTCTCTTGTTGCATCGTTGACGCCTGCGAGCGCAGCACCCCTTGAACGGTAAAATGACAGTCGGTTTAGAACATCAACATGCACATATAAACGGTTGGTGTATGGAACGGTTAAAGACCCAAGTAACGCCGATGGATATGGCGTGCTGTAATCAACATTTTCAGAATAAACTTCATCACCTGCAATGTCCGCATACGTGGGAATCAAGGGTGGGTCTGTTAAATTTGCGTTCGGCCAATTATTGCCGCTAGCAACCTCAACTAGGTCACCACTGCGAAAGCCTGTTGTCTTCAGCGAAATAATATTTTTGTCTTGATTAAGCGCAGTAATATCAACCGCAACAGGCGTAGGCGCGGAACGGTTAAACACGACTTTGCCAAATGTGCCGAGAACTGCCATTACGTCGAGGAGATGGTCAGGTCACCAGTAAACGTAAATGCAACATTTGTGCTTGTAACGTCACCTACAGTCACGGTTGAACCAACACTGGTAATCAACACACTGCCTGAAATCGTCTTGCCTGTGGTCAGCGTCAGTGTTGCGGTAATACTACTTTGCGAATCGGTATTGATTTTGGCGTAGACATCATCAAGCAGACTGTTTTCATAAAGCAAAGTTGCACTACCTGACGCGCCACGCAACCCCGTTACATACGCTCTGCTTGATTCACCTAAGTTTGTGGTCTCCAGTGTGTCGCGTGAAATATCAATGCTTGCGTTACGAACCACAACCGTCGAGTCGAGCCCGGTGATCGCAAAATTGCCTGTAGTGCTGGTGACTGCCATTTTAGACTCCTATCAGCTCATTCTAAGCTCTGCCGTCAATTCAACAGCCACATTGGAGCGACCAGGAGCAACGCTTTCAACTCGTGGCGAGGTGCCTTCGCTAAACGACCACAGCAAACCGGCCCCTGTAGCCGAGGCATTCAGCCAGCTTTGCAATGTTGTATCTGCTCCAGCAAATACCTGCGCCGGCAACGTCAGGCTATCGACTGAACCTTTTGCGCTGTTGTACGCGCTGAGGATTGCTGCTGTGTTGGTGTCGTTGACGTTGCCAAATGTCAGGCTGAGTTTTGCTTGGCTGGGCCTGCTGCCCCATAACCTGCGAGTGATCACACCAGACTGTGATGCCTGTGTTTTGGTCGGCCACGTTGGCGCAACAAAGCTGCGTCTTGTTGGTGCGATGCTGGGGAACGTCGTTGCCATAACTAGGTGATGCTCCAGTTTCCAGCAGTATCGAAGCCATCAGCGACTTCCAAAATGCCGGAGCTGTTTACTGGCATGTGCATTGCTTCAATTGTAAACAGTCCGTCGTCTCCTGACGCAATTCGCTCAATCTGATAAACGCGCATTTGCGTGCTTGCAATTTTCACTGTGAACACAATGCCCAATGGTGTTGCGGTTGTCCCGTTATTGCTGACCGTCAACGTCGCATCAGCCGGTGGCGTTCCTTCCGTTCCATCCCATGCGACCACGTTATAGGAACCATCTGCCAATGCTTTCGTGCTTACTAACGCGCCTTCTGGCGTTACTGCGCCATTATTGAATTGGTCATATTCTGTTTCGTCCATTGCGACCTTGATGTAATCACCGGGCGCAATGTTAGACATCACGCCTTCGTGTGTCGTCGAGAAACTTATGACATGTTGAGGTATCCGGCGCATACGGACAATAAACTTTGCCGCATCGATTGCGTGTTCCCTGCTTGTGCAATAGGAACTCATGTCAATCTGTTCGATTGGATCTGTTGCTGATCCGCTTACTTCACGCACCAGCACTTCACGCACCACGGGAAATAGTCCGGGGCTGGTTGGATCCGCAGCAGTGCGCTCTTCGCGGTAGCGAACGCTCACCTGAATGCGATCTCGGTCTTCTGGGTCAAAATATTGAAGCTTGAATGAATCTGCGGCAATGTTACCTGCCGTAAATAGCGCAGCAATTGGAACAGCGGTGAAAGATATTGCAGGCCGAAGGAAATACTTACCGTTTGATTCGCCAAATTGCAGCAGATGCGTGGCAGCTAAATCTGCTGACCATTGCCTGACGTTGACAGGCTCAGAAACGGCGCCGTCGTAAAAGTATTTGCGGTCTTGGCACCATTGCGCCGCAGTCGCGAACTCGGTGGTGTCAATCATGTAGCTTTTAACGAACGATCCTGCGCCAAAGCGGTCATTGGTCATTAGGTCGTACAAAATGTCTGGAAAAAGATGCGTTGCGCCCGATCCACCCAAAAGCCTGGTGCATTCACGGCCTCCGGTGACATAAGCAGAAAATTGGCTGAACTGCTGGAACTCGGCGGATGACCGGATGTTGATGCCAGCCAGCGCAAGATTGTCGTATTGCGGCGCTGTACTGTTCGGAACAATTTCATTGACATAAACGATGCTATGTTCAGGCCCAGAATCTGCACTGCTGCTGATCTCTGAGTAAACGAAAGCTTCGGCTAATTTTCCATAGTCGTCGATGTAAGTATTAGCGTCTACGAGAGGCAAGCCGTTGTAAGTAGGATCTGGGTCGCTCCCGTTCGCGTCTTCGTCGTAAGGATAGTTGGAACTTAAATTAGAATCAGCGTTGCCAAAAGTAATGCCAAAGCTATCTGTATTAAGCGCAACGCTTTCACCATTAAAAACAACATTTATCCCGCCATCGGAGATGGTAGCTCGACCCTTTTTAGGGTCAAGT